GTTGTACTGATAACCTATAGGGAAACAAGAGACTCTTCTCTTAATTCTTCAGATAGAGAAAGAGGAATTAATTGAAAAAAAATTGGACTAATTTACATAACCATACAACGTATTCAATGTTGGATGGTCATGGAAAAGTCGAAGAATATTTTGCCAAGGCTAAATCTCTTGGCATGTCTGGTTTGGCAACTACAGATCATGGTAATATTCATTCTTGGCTAGATTTTTATGACGCTGGTAAAGCAGCTGGCGTTAAGCCCATTCTTGGTTCAGAGATGTATCAGGCAAGAAAAAGTAGGTTTGATAGAGACGAAGAAGAAAGATCAGGTCCATCAAAAAATGAATGGGAGCAAAGAGGCCCATATCATATAACTGTATTGGCCAAAAATAAAATTGGTTATCAAAATATAATGAAGATCTCATCTAAAGCTTTCACCGATGGCTACTATGTAAAACCTAGAATCGACCATGATTTAATTTCCCAGCACTCAGAGGGTATCATAGTGCTTTCTGGGTGTCTGAACGGGGAAGTGGCCCAAGCACTGCTTAGAAACGATTACAGCACGGCATTAAAGCATGCTGCTGCCATGCAGTCGATAGTTGGTAAAGAGAACTATTTCATAGAGATAATGAACCATGGCATAGAAGAGCAATTGGCTATTATTCCTAATTTAATAAAGATAGCAAATACTATCGGAGCAAAAGTAGTGCCATCTGGAGATTGCCACTATGTTCATCAGCATGATGCAAAGTCTCATGACATAATGTTGTGCGTAGCAACAAACTGTAATGTTAATACGCCAAACAGATTTTCTTTTTCTGAAGATAAGTTTTACCTCCAATCATACGAGGAGATGGCTTCTGTATTTTCAGAAGAATATTTAAAAAATACAATGCACGTAAACGATATGGTTGAATTAGAATTAAATTTTGGAGAAATACATTTCCCAGATTTTCCAATTCCAACAAAAGAATCGTCTATAGAATACTTTGAAAGACTTGCATGGGATGGGCTCAAGCTTAGATACGGTAACCCGCTCCCTCAAAATATAATTGATAGAGCTGACCATGAAATAAAAGTAGTAAACGAAATGGGATTTTCTCAATACTTTTTAGTAGTTTCAGATTTAGTTAAATGGGCTAAGGAAAATAAAATAACAGTTGGTTGGGGCAGGGGGTCTGCTGCTGGCAGCATTTTGTCTTACGCTTTTGGTATAACCAATTTAGATCCTATTAGATTTGGTTTGTTGTTTGAAAGATTTTTGGTAGAAGGAAGAAAATCTATGCCAGATATAGACCTAGACTTTGATGACAGGTATAGGGACCAGGTAATAGATTACGCTAAACAAAAGTATGGCTCCGATAAAGTGGCTCACATATGCACGTTTAATAAAACTGGAGCAAGACAATCGATAAGAGATGCGGCCAGAGCTTTGGCGTATGATTTTACTGGTGGCGATAAGGTTGCTAAACTAGTCCCCGCCCCCGTTCTTGGGGTGGCTAAAACACTTTCCGAATGTATGGAGGTAGCAGAGTTCAAAAATCTTTACGAAACTGATACTGATGCAAAAACAATAGTAGATACAGCCTTTGGTCTAGAGGGTTTGATTAGGCAGACTGGAATGCACGCAGCTGGCGTAGTTATTTCTAAGGGCCCATTAACAGACTACTTGCCCATTATGCAAAAGGGCTTGGACAATCCGATCATAACTCAATGGGATATGGGTAGAGTTGAGCAGTGTGGTCTACTGAAAATAGATTTCTTAGGCTTAAGAAATTTGGGCGTGATAGATTCCTGTATAAAACTAGTTCAGAAGACTAGACAAATAACTATTGACGTCGATCAAATACCTTTGAATGATTACAAAACTTTCAATGATCTATGTAAAGGCGCATCAATAGGAGTATTCCAATTGGAGTCATCGGGAATGAGAGAGTTGATGATCCAACTCCAACCACAAAACATTGAAGACATTATGGCCCTCATATCGCTGTATAGACCAGGTCCAATGGGTTCTGGGATGGATAAATTATATATATCAAGAAAGTATTCTAGATCCAAAATAGAATATGATCATCCAAAAATGGAAAAAGTCTTAGGTCCGTCACTAGGCGTAATGCTTTATCAGGAAGATGTTCTAGGTGTTGCTAGAGAATTAGCTGGCTTCTCTTCAGGTGAAGCCGATGATTTAAGAAAAGTTATTGGCAAAAAACTTATGGACAAAATTGCAATATTCAGAGAAAAGTTTGTTGATGGTTGTATTAAAAATTCCGACATATCTAGTGACAGAGCCAATAAAATATATTCTGATATCGAATATTTTGGTGGTTATGGATTTAACAGAGCCCATGCCGCTAGCTATGCAATGATTTCATATGTAACTGCGTATTTAAAATCTAATTTTACAGCAGAATATATGGCAGCTCTTCTAAGTTCGGTTGTGGGAAATAAAGACAAACTTGCGCTTTATCTATTCGACTGCAGAAAATTAGGCATTAAAGTTTTACCACCTTCAATTAATAAGTCTGTTGAAGATTTTGCTATTATAGATCAAAAGACAATTATATTTGGTTTTGCTGCCATTAATGGCATCGGGCCAGCTGTATGCGAATCCATCATAGAGTTTAGGGATTCTTTAAGGCCATATATATCTGTGCACGATTTTATGAGAAGAACATCTTCATCTGTATTAAAAAAATCAACGTTAGAACACCTCGCATGCTCAGGTGCTTTGGACGAATTATTGGATGATTATCTTGATGACGATTTTGGCAGACAAACAGAGCTGACAATTTTAGAAAAAGAAAAAGACTCTTTAGGAATATATGTATCTAAAAATCCAGTAGATGGAGTTTGGGATCTTCTTTCCAAAAATACTACTAACGAAATAGTATCTTTAGCAGATTTGCCGCAAGGCTCAAGGGTTTCAATTGGGGGTATCATATCTTCTGCAAAGAAAATCATAACAAAAAAGGGTGCAAAAATGTATAAATTTGTACTCCAAGATATTTCTTCTGATATAGAAATTATAGTTTTTCCAAGGGAAGCAAAGAAGTTTGATGATGATTTTTTTCAAAATGGAGATGTTATAACCATAACGGGTTCAGTGAACAAAGATGGAGAAGAGGAAAACTCGGTCACTAAAATTCTTTTAAATTCTTGCGAAAAGCTTGACTTAAGTAATTTTTCTGGAGGAACTCCGATCTATTTAAATATTGACAAAGAAATAAAAAGTGACTTAATCAATAAAGCTTATGATATAATAGAGTCTAACAACGGAGGGTCTTACGTATTTTTAACTTACGTAGAAAATGACAAGAGACTTACTTTTAAATTTACTAAAAAAGCATCTATAACAATAAAAAACCAATTAGAAAATCTTATATACGGAGAAACAAAATGACTACTGGCAACTTTTATAAGAATCCCACCACAAAAGATTGTTGGGTATTCTGCACGTCTTGCAACAGATGTCAAGACAAGGGAAGATATAATAAGTGCGGTTCTTGTAGCGGTAGGTATGATCCAAATGGATCAATAGATCCCCATCCAGATGATTACTGCGATTGCAAAAATGGCGTTCTTAGATGGCGATCACAAAAAGGACAAATAATTCAGGTTAGATTCAAGTCTAATCCATTCAAGGGTGAAGTAAAGTATGAGAAAAAATCTGAAGATGAAAGAGATTGGGACTCTTACGTTAAAGATATGCAAGAAAAAATGGATGATTCAAACTTTAATCCAATAACAGTATACGAGGAATAGGACTATGAAAAAAGAAATAGGAAGATTATTATTGAATAACATAACCCTAATAGAGTATGGTGGGACTAGTGTCAGGCCAAATTTCTTTGTGCAGTGCGGAGTAGCTGGATTTTACGCCTCAGAGGACGAGCTAAATGACTTGTTTTATGCGCTTAATTACTATAAGCATATCGATGGCTATAATGATATTGTTATATCAACACTAGAAACTGAGGAATCAATATGAAATGGCCCTATATAGAAGATGACCATATGGAAATAGGCGAAACTGGATGGAGACCAATGGGCGAAGGAATGTTTGCTAACATTTATACTGGCCATGTGATTGACGAAAATGGAAACGAATTTGACGCAGAAGGAAATATGATAGAGAAAAAAGATTCTAAATGAACTTAAAAATACAATCGATTAATGATATAGACGAATTCAAAAAAATTACTTTAACTGATTTTAGTTACTCCAGGATAGACACTTATGAAATGTGTCCATCAAAATATTTTTATTCTTACATTAAAAAAGAACCAAGGCAGTTTAGTGCTCCAGCAGTTCTTCGGAAATATTATACATTCCGTCCTTGAAGATAATATATCCAGTACTGTTCCATTGGAATTAGACCGGATTAAAAACTAAGTTTGAAGAGTATAAAAAAGTTTTTGATCCAAAAAATCAAATTGATAATGTATTGATAGCTGCTGGTGATCAGATCCTAGTGGATATGTACGATGAATACGGTGGCAATACTTTTGATGTATATGATAAAGAAATGGAGTTTCGATTCGTTATAGGCAACTATTCTATCATAGGCTATATTGACAGGGTTGATATCGTAGGTGATTGTGTAGAGATTATAGATTATAAAACTGGAAAAAGAGAAGTTGCACAGAAAGATATTGCAACCAATCTACAGTTGGGCATCTACGCCCTCGCCGCATCGGTTGCATTTCCAGACAAGAAGGTAAAAGCCTCTCTTCATTACTTGAGAAGTGCAAGAATAAAATCACATGAATTTTCTACGGAAGATTTAGAGAATGTTAAAATATCTTTAATTAATAGAATTAATAACATTATACAAGACTCTAATTTTACCCCCACAAAAAATGAAAGAGTCTGTTCTTTTTGCGATCATGCAAAAAGCGGGGCTTGCGCAACAGGTGCGTCTAGATTAAAAAGAATGTTTAAATACAAATAAAAACCCAGGGGAATTAACCCCTGGGCGCTCAACTTTTAAAGCTGAAACTTGTTATCTGGTAAGTTATATCAATTAAAATTGCACTACAGGATTCTGTTCGCTTGAAGCAACGATATCAAAATCGTGTGATTCCACAAGCTTAACAGCTTCATCCATTGAAAGCCCAAGACCAGTGAGGCCTTCGGCAGCAATTGTATCAATGTTGCTTTTAACACTGCTGATAATAGCGTTGATAGTTGTCATTGTATTTCTCCTTGATGGTTTGATTATTTGAATTTATATTGAATATGAAGTATACTATACTTATCTTGACAGATAGAGGATATCAGACATATGGTAGAAAAAACAACTCCAGAGAATTTTTTTTTGGAAAGATCTAAATTAAAAGTTCATCCCAATAAATTGAAGGCTGCAAAAGATTCTCTTAGCGACACCAGTGTAACACCTAAGGGTGGAAAAGGCAACGCTTATAGGCACACTAAATCTGGATTTAGAAAAGATCTAAACCTAAATATGAGATCTAACTGGGAGGCTAATACTGCAAGGATAATGAATTTATATAAAATTAAATTTCAATTTGAACCAAAAATTTTTCACTTTCCAATTAAACGAGGCACAAAAGCGTACATCCCAGATTTCTTTTTAGAAGATACAAATGAGTGGATGGAGATAAAAGGGTATCTAGACGACAAAAGTAAGATTAAAATAAAAAGGTTTAAAAAATATTACCCAGAAGAATTTAAAAAATTAATATTTGTAGTTAGCAAATATTCGTCTGAGGCAAAAAACTTTGCCGAAGAAATGGAAATAAAAAATGTATTATTTTATGAGGATATAAAAAATTTTTTCTTTGATAAAATAAAAATATGGGAAGGTAAATGAAATGGGTTCGTACAAGGAACAATACTATGCGCTAGAAGAAGAGGAAATGCAAGCTCTTATTGCCAGGGCCAAAGGAAATAATTCGGCAGCACAAGAGCAGCTACTAAAGGTTTTCTCCAACTTTCTTACAAAGTATGTAACAATGCTCCATGTTCGGAAAATACAGTTATTCGGACTATGATATTAGAAGATTCATCTCTTTGTTTGTTAAAGATAATTTTGTCAGATTCGCTCTGATGAAAAATAAATTAAATCAAGCTGGCTATAAGCACGTAAACGAATGTATTGGCCGGTATACTGTATATGGTTAAGAGGTATTGTAGCGAAGAAGATGTTCAGCAAACAGTGCGATTAACATTTTTTCAATGCATTAAAAGATACGAAAGAAAGGATTCCGAAAAAGGCCCAATACCGTTTAGCGCTTTTCTTTATAGTTACTTTTTGTATCTTCTCAAAAAGAATGTTGACACATTCTTGATAGATCAATTGGGCAGAAAGTCTTTTCCGTTAGTTACCCAAGATGATTTGTCTGGAGATGTTAGTGATGACGACAAGTCAAAAAATGGAGCCTTTGTTGACACTCAAAAGTATGCAACAAGTGATCTAATGTTTTCCATAGACGTTGACGAGATGTGGGTTTTAGGAATTGATATTAGTCCACCTTTTGACAAGCTAACGGTTCAAGAAAGGCAGTTAATTAAATGGAGATATATAGACAAAAAAAGATCTTCAGAAATTGCCCTTAAAGTTACCGAACACCCCAATACTGTTAGGGAACATTTGTCTAAGGTAAAAGCTAAATTAAAAGATATACTTAAGTCAGAAGGAATGGAAGATTATTTAATTTTATCAGGACTAGAAGAGGAAGAAGAAGATGACTGAATTATTTTCTAAAAATATTATACAAACACTTTCGTCGTTTTTAGACCCGCAGCTTCAAGAGCTTATTAAAACACTGGCTTCAAAAACAGAAGTAGAAAAATACTACGTTGAAATACCCGACACCAATTATATTGATTTAACAATTTCGGACATAGCTTCATTGGTTGCAAGATCATCGAATGTGTATGGAAGATCTGCTAGATTCGCTGGCATAGCAAGAGCTCAGTACAAACTTTTGGAAGCTCAATACAAAAGAATATACAAGGCAAGTAGGGTTGGAAAAAATGAAGCAGAAAGAGAAGCTGCTGCTGCAGTTGCAGCTGACGAACAGTATATGGCACTCGCTGCGATTGAGGCCGTTGTTCAGCTGGCGGAATCGATGGAGCTAGCGGCTAGAATATCTTCTGAATCCGCAAGAAAACTTATGGACAAAATGCAAGCAATGCAAATAGCAACTTCTCGAGGCGAAAAAGGATATTTTTCTGAGAACGATTTTACAACTCATTAGAAAGGCGTAGCAAAATGTACATAGGTCATTATAAGTCAGTTTCTTCTTCATCGGAATTTTTTTCTTCTAAAAGAAAAAATTTAGACTTTCCTACTCAAGTTGAATACAAGGGAGAAAGATACTCTATTACTTCAACCCATATTGTTATGACTAAAAACCAGGAAAATAACATAAAAAATACAGCTAAAAAATTTAGTATTCCGTTTTCTATTAAGCTTGATTAAATGAATATAGAAGTATTTTGTGACGGCGCCTCAAGGGGCCAGGGTCAAAAAAAATATGGAGAATCTGCTTGTGCAGTTGTGGTGTATAAAAATAAAGCGCCAGGGAAAGAGCAGAAGGTTGTACAATTTGCGAGAGGACTAGGAAGAAGAACGAATAACGAAGCCGAATATGAGGCGGTTATTACTGGACTTTTGATTTGTTCCATGTCTGATTTTCGTGATCCCATTATATACACAGATTCTGCGGTAGTGGCAAATCAGGTTAACGGTAAATGGCAGTGTAAAAATCAGGCACTTTTACCATTGCTAATGACTGTGGAAGAAATTAAATCAGAATATAGATTTAGGCTTGTTCAGGTTTCAAGAAGTTTAGTTTGGGAACCTGATAAATTATGTAATCTTTTTTTAGATCAGCTTGAAATAAGAAAATCAAATCCCCAAAAAGATGGTATACTGTAGTCATCATGCAAACAATACTCACACGAAACAAAAAAAACATGCTTGCAATAACCAAAAATCAGCCCATCATACTAGGCTTAGCAGGAAAAGCTGGATCTGGTAAGACCAGTGTAGCTGAGCAAATAGTTCCTAAGGGTTCTATGGAGTTGATAACAAATGGATTAAGATGGGACCATATATTTTACGCTTTACCGTTGTATGAACTTGCTTCTATTAAAAGTAATATACAGGGAATCAATTCTCGATCCAGAAAACTGTATGCCATACATGAGGTTATTTACAATCTTTATGGTGGTTCCCCCATTGGTTTTGTCCCAGACTATAATGACTTAGTTTCTTTAGTCCACCAAATCGAGTCTATGCCGATTGGTAACGATGGTTTAAAACCAAGATCTTTTCTGCAAGAATCTGGAGATTTATTTAGGTCCGTTAGACCATCGGTTTTTGCCGATTGGGCAATAATGAAATCGGTAAAGTCTTTTAGGCATTATCAAAACTCTTTGAGTGAAGATGAAAGTTTTGTTCCTTTTTGTATGATTATTTCTGACGTAAGATACGTAAATGAAGCCGAGTCAATTCTCAAGCATCCAAACGGCGTAGTGATATGTTTTGACGCTGAACAGAAAACTCTTGATTCTCGTCTTATTAAAAGAGATGGTCAAATAATGCCCAAGGAACAAAGCATTCATCCGTCAGAAAATGAAATTGATGATGTTAAAAAAATATCTACTGCCGTTGTTGGTACCGACAATATGACCCTAGAAGAACAAACCGAATCTACAATAGCAATAATCAAACAATTAATGGAGGAAAGTAATGCCTAAGATAACCAAGAATGCTCATGAGGAATCAACTGGATCACCAATAGATCAGGTAGTTTCGAATATGCCAGCCGAGATAAGTTTTTCTAGTAATCCAATCTTTATATGTGGGGTTAATAGAAAGATTAATATAGGCAATTTTGAGAATGTCGATGTTTACGCAGGGATAACTATTCCTCTAGTGAATATTGACCCATCTGACAAGGAGGCCTTGGGCGAGGCAGTAAAAGAGGCCGCAGCCTATGGTTTTTCGCTTGTTTCCAAGGAAACGGGCGAAAGATATACACTCATTAAAGAATCTCAACAGGGTAAGTAATTTATTGATTTGACTAACTACTATAACCAAGATACAATATAACAATCCCACCAAACTAAAAGAGGTAAAAATGTTTAAAAAACTACTACAAAAGATTAAGAATTTGTTTCTTAAAAATGTTCCTAAATCACTAACCACTAATCCAATAGCCGCCAAGGTGATTGAGGATATTGTAAAAGAAGCCGAACAGGTTGCAGATATTCTTGATAAGTCAGCAAAAGATGTTGAGAAAGAACTTCGTGAGGCTGTCGGTGAAATTGTAGCTGTTACCCAAAAAACTTCTTCAAAGAAAAAGGGATCAACTAGTTCAAAGAAATCTCCCGTTTCCAAAAAAACTAAATAGTCTTTACCATTATGGTGGAAAAATTTTGGCGTGTTGTTTGGTCTATCTGGATTGCAGTCTATGATTTTTTGGAAAGATTAGATAAAAGTGACAAAGATTAAAAAAAATATTTATGTTTCTGGTCCACGAATGGGTACGAATAATCTTATTAGCGGAACAGAAAAACCCTTAAAAAAGAAAGTAAAAAAGAAAAATGGCCGCAAAAAAAGACTCTAGATTAACAAAGGCACGGAGTTTCTGGCTACAACAAACCCAAAAGAACACCAGACCATCCAAAGAAATCGCATATAGTTGTAGCTAAATCTGGTAGCAAGGTTAAAACAATTAGGTTTGGTCAACAAGGAGTTTCTGGCTCACCTAAAAAAAAGGGAGAATCTGCTTCCTATCGTAAGCGTCGTGAATCTTTTAAGGCTCGTCATTCTAGTAATATTAGCAAGGGTGTAATGTCTGCTGCATATTGGGCAAACAAAGTTAAATGGTAATATCAACATTACTATTATGTGATCAACAAAAATAAAAAATAGGAGAAATAGAAATGAAACACGCAATGCACAAGATGAATGGAAAAATGATGGACGATAAAAAAATGAAACCATCTAAGAAAAAAACAAGTAAAAAAACTTCTAAAAAGAAAATGGGTTACTAATTATGGCCGCAAAAAAGAAAATGCCAGCAAAGAAAGCTAGTTCTAAGGCTTCTGGTCTTACACCTGCTCAGCAAAAACTTCCTGATTTCATAAAAAAGAATATAATGAAAAAGAAAAAGAAGTAATACTTGATTTCACCTAATAGGTAAGGGGTTTTAAAATGAGTAAAAGTGTTGCTTGGGATATCGTCGTTGCCGTAAAACAACCTACCGATCTTAGGGGTGTAAAACCAGGTCATTTACCTGACTCACTTCTAAGACCAGCAGTTGGCGGTGGAAAACTTCACTGGCTTTGCGCAGCAGCTTGGGCAGCCATGGTTGCTGCGGCTAAGTTAGACGGTATCGAACTGAAACCAGTAAGTTCTGGCGACACGTACCGAACGTACGACGCACAACTTGCAGCATTCAAACAAAGGTATACAACCACGCCGAATGCAAATTCTACGAGAACATTTGAAGGCAAGAAGTGGTATAAGAAAGAACCAAAGCTGGCCAGCCTTGCAGCTCCAGGTACGTCTCAACACAATACTCGGCTTAGCCGTTGACGTTCATACAGCAGGTGAACCAAAGCGTTTGAATTGGCTCATTGCGAATGTCCGCAAGTTCGGATTTTCATGGGAAGTGGTTCCAGAAGAACCATGGCATTTGCGATATACGGAACGGTGACAATCCGCCTCCAGCTGTTGCGGAGTTTATGACCAATAGCAATATTGCCAAGCCCGCAGGTTCACCAGTAGTCAACCTAGCCATAGCATCTCCGATCGCAACAAAAATTGCCACGATCGCAAAAGACGATGGAGGAGACTTGGATCTGGGCGATAGCGGCCCTCGAGTTACCAAATTGCAAGAAGAGCTTGCGGTGCGTGGGTTCTATAAAGGTGTTGCAGATGGACAGTTTGGAACAAAAACCGAAGATGCAGTAACTGCATATAAGGTCTCAAAGAATTTTGGCCCTGGCGCTAAAGCAGGCAAAAGAGTTCTTGACGATTTAGGAATAGGTTTGTAATGGAGGGCATAATTGTAGCACTCATCGGTATAGTTGGTTCTGTCCTTGTTGTTCTTGTTGAAAAAGGTAGGAGAGAAAACACAAGGGACCACGGCCTTGTTGCAGACAAGCTTCAAAAAGTTCAAATTATGCTAGAAAACATTGACGATGATGTGTTGCATATAGAATCTAAACTTGATGATCATTTAACTAATCATTCTGTATTCGGCGGATTTGATTTAGATGATATGAAATTCAAGACAGGTGAAAGAGTAAGGGATAAAAAAGAAATAAAAAAACATGGCAGAAAAATAAACAAAAGAAAATAATTATGCACGGCCCAAATGATAATCATCACGAACAAAACAACGAGTCTTGCGATAACTGGTCCAATATGCGGAACACCACACGACATGCACTGGCATATAAACAAACAATCTTTTAAAGGTTGGGGTTTAAATTTTATTTATTTTGGTTTGCACGCAGTACAAATATATCTTATAATTAAACTAACATAATCTATAAAGGAAAAATAATCGTATGGCAAAAGTAAACAAACCAACTAAACCAGCTTTATGGTCGTCGGCTAAATCGCAGGCAAAGTCAAAGTTTGATGTCTATCCTAGTGCTTACGCAAATGCATGGGCTGCAAAGAAATATAAGTCGATGGGTGGGACTTGGAAAACAGTTTCCACTAAGAAGACAAAGAAAAAGTAATTTTTATGGCATGTTGGAAAGGCTATTCCGCTAAGGGCATGAAATTAAAAGGTGGCAAGCTAGTACCCAACTGCACGCCAATTAAAAAAAACAAAAAAACGAAATCAAAGAAATAATGCCTGGTCCCAAAGGAGTTGGATTAACCAAATGGTTTGACCAGAAGTGGGTTAACATTGGTGCCCCTAAAAAGAAGGGGAAGTATCAACCTTGTGGTACTTCAGGTAAGGGTGGCTCTGGATATGCCAAGTGCGTTCCTGTAGCAAAAGCTAAGTCTATGTCTGCTGCTCAGAAAAAAAGTGCGGTTCAACGAAAAAGGGCACAGGGCACGCCAGAAAAAGGCGTTAAGGGCCAAGCTCCTAAAAATGTTTCAACTTTTAAAAAATCTAAAAAATAGATAATCCTATTGCTAAGGGTGTATAATATATTACATGGAAGATAATAGCGTGTTTGATGGGTTCATGCCATCTATTACTGATGTCATCATTTCCAAATCTACACCCTCAATTACCTCGAATGGTGACTTGGTAGAGGTTCATTGCGTAACCATAAAGACATTGGACCAAGAACATATTTATAGTATAAACCCCGAGGATCTGCACAGGTTATATTTTTTAATATTAAAAGTTTTGGCTAACTAATTTTATGGGTATAATTCTTTACGAAAATCTAGAGGTTGGTTATGTTCCGAAAACTCCAGCTCAACCATATTTTGAAAGTTCTCTTTTGGATTATGCTAAGCAAACCCTACTGCAGTATGCGGCTAAATATGGTCATCCAATAAGTTATATTCAAGAACAACAAGGTTCTTTAATACAGAATATTGTACCCGTGCATAAGACGGAGACTCAGCAGATATCTACATCTTCTAAGGTAGAGCTTGGTCTTCATACGGAAACCGCATTCCATCCATACAAGCCAGATTACGTCATGCTTCTATGTTTAAGGGGTGAGCACAAGGCTGTGACTACGTACGCCAACTTAAGCGACACACTTAAGCAGCTGGACATACACACAAGAAGAGTATTAAAACAAAAATGGTTTACAACAGGAATAGACATAAGTTTTAGGACGAATAAAGAACCTGATCAAGAAATACCAATTTCGATTGTCGGAGAATTAGATGGTATGTTGACTTTAACGTATGATGAGTTATTGGTTAAGGGAATTAATGACTTAGCTAAAGAGGCGCTTCAAAAAATTGGTGAAGCAATAAAAAATTGCACTCAAGAAATAGTTCTAAAGACAGGAGACCTTGTTGTTATAGATAATAATAAAACAATACATGGTCGCAAACCATTTCAACCCAGATACGATGGCACAGATAGATGGGTGCAAAGAATGTTAGTTAGAAAACAAATGCCACCAGATGATCAAGTAAAAGGTAACGTAATCACTACTAAATTTGGGTGATGTATGCTATACTTTATGAATGCAAATCGACACTCAAACAAAAGACATAGCAGAATTTCTCAAGGTATCAGAAGACTACACTAGACAGAGATTGGAGAAGGGATTCCACTTCAATCATCATGAAGTAGCAAAAGATTTTAATGACGCAAATACGGATGTCAATAACCCAGATTCTTTATTATCTTGGTATAGGAATACAGACTCTTATATTTGGGAGCTCTCGGCCTACCATCTTGATTCTGGGTTTAATTATTCTGGTATGTGTGAAGGTATATCTTTGGGTCTTGTGAATTCCGGGAAGAAAGATGTTCTTAGTATCGGGGATGGAATTGGTAGCCTTTGCATTAGGATGGCCGAAGAGGGTTTGAACCCAACGTATCATGA